GAATGTTTTATAGTACTTCTTCTGATACTTCAGCAACTTCAAAGGGTATCATAGGAGTATTAAGACCAAAAGGATTTGAATGGTCAGAAACATTAGGAATACAAGCACCCGCTATTACTTCAGGATTTGCAAGTAATGGCATAGAAAAGTTCTATCATGGAGATAGAGATGGTTATATTTATAATCACGATACTGGAAATGATTTTAACCCTGCAGGAACTTCAACAAACATTGAAGCAGAATATCAATCACCAGATTTTGATTATGGAGATTTAGGTACTTTAAAAACATTAGATTATGTAAAAATATCTTTTACTCCAGAAGGAGACTGTCAGCCTACTTTAAGATATAGGTTTGATTATGATAGTAATACAACACCACAACCAACAGATATAACTTTAGATTCTATACCACAACCAGCTTTGTTTGGTACTGCTGTTTTTAATTCTGCAACATTTGGAGCAGCACAACAGCCATTAGTAAGACAAGCTTTAACAGGAAGTGGACATAGTAATTTTTTTAGAATTTTTAGTGCAGATAAAAATGCACCGTATGCAATTAATGGACTATATATAAATTATAGACCATCAGGGAGACAATAACAGGAGATAACACAAAATGGCAACATATACTAGACAGAGTTCATTTAGTGATGGGGATACCATTACAGCTGCACTTTTTAACAATGAATTTAATCAATTAGTAAATGCTTTTAACGTAAGTTCAGGGCATACACATGATGGTAGCACCGCAGGTGATGGTGGACCACTTTCAACACTTTTTAGTAATACTTTAAGTTTCGGTACAGGTGCAGATACTGACATAGCTATTACTTTTAATGCTAATTCAAACGATGGTGTTTTAACATGGATGGAAGATGAGGATTATTTTAAATTCTCAGATGATTTATTAATAGAGAGTACAGAAAAAATACAGTTTAGAGATACTGCTATTTATATTAATTCAAGTACTGATGGACAGTTAGATTTAGTTGCCGATACTGAAATCCAAATAGCAGCTACTACAATAGATATGAATGGTGCTGCAGATATTTCTGGTAACTTAGCAGTGGGTGGAAATCTTACAGTTACAGGTAATGCTACTATTAATGGTAATTTAACTTTTGGAAATGCAAATACAGATACAGTTTCTTTTGGAGCTGATATAGATTCAAATATTATTCCAGATGATGATGATACTTATGACCTTGGTAGTTCTTCACAAGAATGGAAAGATTTATATATTGATGGAATTGCTTATTTAGATGCAATTAACTTTAATGGTACTGCAATTACTGCAACAGCAGCAGAACTTAATATTATGGATGGTGTTACTGCAACTGCAGCTGAACTTAATATCCTTGACGGAGTTACATCGACAGCAGCAGAACTAAACATTCTTGACGGAGTTACATCAACAGCAGCCGAACTAAACATTCTTGATGGAGTTACTTCAACTGCTGCAGAATTAAATATACTAGATGGTGTTACTTCAAGTACAGCTGAATTAAATATCCTTGATGGTGTAACAGCTACAACAGCTGAATTAAATATCATGGATGGTGTAACATCTACTACAGCAGAACTTAATATTCTTGACGGTGTAACAGCTAGTGCTACAGACATTAATCTTATAGATGGTATAACAAACGGAACAGTAATAGCAAGTAAGGCTATTATTACAGATGCAAACAAAGATATTACTGGTGGTAGAAATATTACTATTAGTGGAGAACTAGATGCAGCTACATTAGATATTAGTGGTAATGCAGATATTGATGGAACATTAGAAACAGATGCACTATCTATAAATGGAACAGCAGTAACAAGTACAGCTGCAGAACTAAATATACTAGACGGAGTTACAAGTACAGCAGCTGAGTTAAATATTTTAGATGGAGTAACAAGTACAGCAGATGAGTTAAATATTCTTGATGGTGTTACTTCAAGCACAGCAGAACTAAACATTTTAGATGGTGTAACAGCTACTGCTGCAGAACTGAACATTTTAGATGGAGTTACATCTACTGCTGCAGAACTTAATATCTTAGATGGTGTAACAGCTACAACAGCTGAATTAAACATATTAGATGGAGTAACCTCTACAGCAGCCGAACTAAATATTTTAGACGGAGCAACAGTTGTTGTTGGCGAACTTAATTATCTTGATTTAGGTTCAACTGCCGTAGGTACAGCAATAGCTTCTAAAGCTGTTGTCTTAGATTCTAATAAAGATTACACAGGCTTAAGAAATTTAACAATTACTGGTGAGTTAGATGCAGCCACTTTAGATGTAAGTGGAGATGTAGATGTAGATGGTACTTTAGAAGCCGATGCAATTACAGTAAATGGAACTGCTTTAGCAAGTGTTATCGCAGGAACTACAGTAGCAAATGCAACCCTA